CAGTAGCAGTCGACGGATGGTGCGGATACTACCCTATCGCCCACGAGGGCGGTGGCAACCTAGACAAGCGGATTGTCGAGAACTGGATCAGGGAAATCCTTCTGCTGCCCTGCCCAAAGGTTATGCACAACGCCGCCTATGATTTAGGCTGGCTGCTGGCCAGTGGTTTTGAGGTCAAGGGCACGATCATTGATACCATGATTGCAGCAGGGCTGGTGGACGAGAACCGATTCAGCTATGCCTTGAACTCTCTGGGCTTCGACATGCTCAAGGAAGTGAAGTCAGAGGAGGCGCTGAAACAAGCTGCTGCTGACTTTGGCGTGCATCCCAAGAAAGAGCTTTGGCGGTTGCCTGCGATGTACGTGGGCCGATACGGTGAACAGGATGCAGCCCTGACATTGAAGCTGTGGCACCACCTAGAGGTCCTGCTGAGGCAGGAAGAGGTCGAATCCATCTTTCAGCTGGAGACCAAGCTGCTGCCTGTGTTCGTGGGCATGACCTATCGCGGCATACGTTTCGACAGGCCAAAGGCCGAAGAGCTGATCGTCGATCTGCAAAAGAAGGAAAAGAAGCTGATCCAAGGGATCAAGAAGGAGGCTGGGGTCCCAGTCGATATCTGGGCGGCAGCGAGCATTGCCAAAGCGTTTGATGCGCTGGGGATTGAGTATCCGCGCACCGACAAGGGCGCACCGAGCTTCACACGGACTTTTCTCGAGGGATGCGATCATACGGTCGCTAAAGCGATTGTGGCCGCACGAGAGCTCAACAAGACGCACAACACCTTTCTCCAACCCTATCTGGACTTCAGTGAGGCGGATGGACGGATTCACTCTCACATCAACCAACTCCGAGGTGACGGTGGTGGCACTGTCACTGGAAGACTGAGCATGGCCCAGCCGAATCTACAGCAGGTTCCCGCGCGTCATGAGGTGATCGGTCCCATGGTGCGAGGGCTGTTTCTGCCGGAGGAGGGCCAGCTGTGGGCGGCAAATGATTTCTCGAGCCAAGAACCACGGCTCCTGATTCACTACGCAAACGCTCTGAAGCTGGACGGTGCCGATACCATGGCAACAGCCTATCAGGAGGACCCTGACACCGACTTTCACCAGATGGTGGCAGATATGGCTCAGATCACGCGCAAGCAGGCCAAGACCATCGGGCTCGGTTTGATGTATGGGATGGGCAAAAATAAATTAGCTGCACAGCTGGACCTCTCGGTTGACGAGGCCTCTGAGCTTATAAACAATTTTCACAATCGTGTCCCTTTCCTGAAAGGGACTATCTATGCGGTCCAGAGAAAGATAGACAACCCTGCCTCAGGCGGAGCGATACGGACCCTGCTAGGACGCAAGTGTCGCTTCCCATTGTGGGAGCCACAGCAATGGGGCATCAATAAGGCCCTGCCTTACGAGGAGGCTTACGCGAAGTATGGTGCCCGAATCAAGCGAGCGATGACTTACCGTGGGCTCAACCGATTAATTCAGGGAGGCAGTGCAGATCAGACCAAGCAGGCCATGCTTTCACTGCACGAGGCTGGGTTCAATATCATGCTGCAAGTACACGACGAGATCGCGCTCAGTGTCGAAAGCAGAGAGGAGGCTGAAGAAGCTGCTGCAATCATGCGGGACGCGGTGAAACTGGACGTGCCGTCTAAGGTTGACGTGGAAGTCGGTGAGACGTGGGGGTCCGCCAAATGAGTCGATCCTCTTGGAAGTATGATCCTGACAAGCCAAAGTTTAAGTACAAGCGACGGTCCGCTAGGCCGCGAGCAGCTAAGAAAGTCAAAGCCGAAGAGCCCATCGGCGACGGGGGCTGGGTCCCTGTCAATCTCAGGGTGGAACACCATGCCATGGTGAGGGAGCTCGCAGAGTTTTACGAGGCTTCCTATTCTCGGGTGGTCGCAGCATTAGTGGTGGAGCACTACTGCGAGATTCTTGCCCAGAATGACGAGACCACGGCACGGAAAATTAAAGGAGCATATCAGAGTGACAAACTCAAAAAGCAGCTGGTTGAGCTTACCCGTTGACATCAAATATGAGGTGCTGCCCGCAGAGCACGGGCTTCCGGCACAGATAGACGTGCTGGCGGTGACGGTGAAGACCAACCGAAGGGGGCGAAAAATCCAACTGCTTCATCTGCTGGATGAAGCTGAGATCATGCAATTAGAAGACGAAATAATGGAGGACTTATGAAGCTAGTGTCACGGCTCAAGGCCCTGCTGCTCAGGCAGAAGCCTTTGGATGACGACGAGATACTGCTGGCATACATGGAGGCCTGCAAGCACATGAAGCCAGCAAATCTGTTTGCTAAGGACTTCGCTCGGATAATAGAAGAGAAACATGGTATCGTGTGGAAACACAGAGTGAGAGGTTATGACCCAATCAATGCAGAAGAACTTGACTGAAGACCTGACAACGCAGGTCTGTTGGAAATGTAATGGAAGCATGTCTGAGATCATTGGGCACGTTGAAAGCCAATGGAAATCAGACCCGCAAATAGTGCGAAAGGGATGGTACTGTTTTGATTGCCGGACGTGGCAGGATGCCGTTCTTCGAGAGAGGGTTTTGGAGCAAGAGGACCTAGAATATTTGAGGGACCCGTGATGATTAGTTTTAAAGAGTACGAAAACATTGCCGAGCTCTACAGCACTGTGGAGGAGGCGCTAGACAAGGTAGGTGAGGACAGGGACATCTCGATTGGTGAGATCATGTGCGTTTTTACCAATCTGCTGACCACCGCAGCTGTGGAAAGCCACATGAAGAAGCGAGAGTTCATGCGGTCTGTAGAGGTCCTGTACGATGTTAAAAAGGTAGAAATGGAGGATAGTTCCACATTGCATTAAAAAGTAGTAAAAAGTAGTTGACATGCCTCAGGGCCCTGATTTATCATGGCTTTGCTGGTTAAGAAAGGAGAAAGAAATGGAAATAATGGTTTTTCACAAGAAATCAGATCGCAACACTGGCGAAGATTTAGGTCTGAAGCGAATGGCGATAATTGAGTGCGGAGATCGAGAGATCGACGAAGCCCTTGAGTATGCTTGGTTACGAACTAACAATATTCACGGTTCATGGTCTCGCGGTCGATACATTGAAGGAGATATCAACAACGACTATTCAGAGGATATCAAAGAGGTAGCCGCTCTGGAGATAGGCTGGGATGGCAAAGAGTGGGGGCATCGTTCTAGCATGGTCGGGGATTATTTCGTCAAGTGCCCGCCTGATGGAATTGGGATTTACGAGGCGTATCGAGTGGCTGGCTGTGGTTTTGAGAAGGCTACTGACGAAGAGTTTTTTAAGACTGCTTTTCCAGAGGAGGCGGCATGATGATTAAGGTATTTAAAAAAGCGCCGCGAGGCTGGAAGGGTAATGGCTTTGGCTACGACTGCGCGACGTGGGTCGTAGCAGCCGATCCGTCGATCACAATCGCGAAAGCTGGGTTTAACTGGGTAGCAACACAGGATGGCGAGCGTATTGCTAGAGGTTACGACAAGGCAATGGTGCTCAAGGCGCTAGCTGAAAAGAGACCTGAATTAGTGGAGGATAAAGCATGATGTACGAGATTCACATTCCTGCGGGAGTCAAGGTCCTTCGTGAGAAAGGCAACAAGCTGGTTACTTTGTCTGGCGATGTTTACGTCGATGCCAACAGGGAGGCAGATGGTGCTTTCGTCTACACTGTTGGCGGTGAGCGATACTGTTGTTCTGCTGGGTGCTGTAACTGGACAGCGCCTGACGGGACCAAGTTTGAAACATCAATCAATTAGAAAGGAGACAGGCATGCAAAAGCCTAAGTACAACAAGGAGGCCGTGGACAAAGCGATCAAACGCGATCCACGGATCAAGGCCAAAGAGGCCAAGCTAATTCATCGTTTATTGAAGGGAAGAAGTAGTTGACAGTGGTCGAGTAGTTCGGTAGTATTGTGTTGTAAGTTAATCAGAAAGGAGAAAGACATGACCGCATACGAAAGAGCCTTGAAAAATCTCGAGAACATCGAGACCCTGAGAGAGTTAACTGAGACTGTTCTGGGCGAAGCAGTTATCGAGCGTTTTGCAGAAGTAGCAGGTAACAAGGACCTCGCACCACGGGTCAAGGACACTATCCTGAAGAATCCTAAGGGCGAGCTCTGCGCTGAGTTTGTTGATGTAGTGCGAAAAGTAGTTAAAGCGGGTAACTAGAAAGGAGAAAGAGATGGCCTATTTTGCTTTTCAGATTGAAGTTTTAGACGATGCTGGCGAAAAAGAAGTTAAGGCCCTCGGTATCCGAGGGGAAGACTACGATGATGCCTACAATCGTTTGACTGATGAGTTCGGTAAAGAAATTACCGTGCTAGACTGGGCAGACTGGACCGTTAAAAAAGAGTGACAATCAGAAAGGAGAAAAATCATGAACGTGGCAGCAGCATTTGAGCTTGCCAAAATCTTTCACGCTGGACAGGTAGATAAGGCCGGAGAAGACTATTTTAGTGGCCACCTGACAAGAGTGGCCGAATACGTCGCTCCGCTTGGACCCGAGTACGTGATCGTGGGAGTTCTGCACGACATCCTAGAGGACACACCGTTGACGCTGGAGGCGCTTGAACACGCGATAGGCAAGGACCTTGCCGAGTCCGTAAACGTGCTCACAGAGGCCAAGGGAGACGAGACGTACATGGATTACATCCGTAAGGTCGCTGAGAGCGGCGATCCTATTGCAATCGCGGTAAAAAATGCGGACCTCGCGGATCACCTGACAGATGTCAGCTCAATTACTCCGTCAATGATCAAGCGATACGAAAAAGCGATTATTGCACTTAATAAAGTAACCTAAAGTAGTAATAAATAGTTGTTTGTCTGTCCTTGTTTTGGTAATATGTAGTGTAAGTTTTGTTAGTAGAAAGGAGAAGAGATGGAAGAAGACTATTTTAACGAGCCCAATCCGCCTGAGTTCCCTTACTGGGAGGAAGAGCCTTGGGAGTGTTTAAACTGTGGTTCTAACGATCCAAACCATTCTTGGGACGAATGTGCCAAGCACTGGGATGACTAGAAAGGAGAAAAAAATGTTGTTGACGTTCTATCACGATGCGAGCCACGGTTGGCTCGAGGTCCCTATTGAGACGATCAAGGCCCTCGGTGTGGCCGACAAAATCACCGGATTCAGCTACAAGAAAGATGGCAACGCCTATCTTGAAGAAGATTACGACGCCGGATTGTTTTTGAAAGCTGCTGAGGCAGAAGGTTTGGAGGTCGAGATAACTGAAAAGCCTTGCGACTTTTGTGAGTGTCGAAGTTACGACTACTACAAGTAATCCCAGCGGGCGGTGGATGAGGTTTTCTTTGGTTTGATTTCCCTCGAAAACACCCGCAGTCTGAGCCGGAAAGCGATTCCCTCGGTGATCAGACCGACTGGCCCACGTTACGGGCTTTTATACCATGTGCCAATGTGGTACAGTGATCTAAGTAATACAGGAGAATGCAATGTTAAATAAAAGTATACTTGTGTTGTTTGCTACTGTTTCAGTGGTTTGTTTTTCCGTGGCTTCTACCATGGATTTCAATGATCAGCAGCAAAGCGAATCGCTGTACTGCGAAATGACGGCGCTATTTCAAGAAACTCAGGGCGATCAAGGTTGGCCGCCCTTTGATGACACCATTGTGTGCAAGGAGTAATTATGGAATTCACTATCGATAAAAACGTGCCCGTGCCTACTGAGAAGCGTGCCTGCAAATGGCCGTTTGCTACCATGGAGGTGGGCGATTCAGTTTGGTTTCAAGACGAAAAAGTAAACGGTAAGGCCTACCGATCAGCAATGGCCATGGGCGCACGACGCGGCACGAAGTTTGTTGCACGCCGTGAAAACGACGGGCTGCGAATCTGGAGAGCAGAATGAGCTCAAAACATTTAGATGATCTGGTCAACATGGCCACGGATCATTTCGAGGACCTCAAGGTTTTTGATAGAGTCAAGGTAGTTCAGGCTTTAAAAGAGGTTCTTGAGGACCCTGAAAAGGTCGTGGAACAGCTTACTGATATGATTTACTCTGCTAGGATTGAGTCGTATGAATTAGGGATCAACCCGATGCGAGCAGTCGTGAAGGAGCGTAATGTTGAAGGACCCAAAGAAAAATCTGCGTGATCAATTGGAAAAAGACATAGCAAAGTTTTTAGAAGAAGGGGGCCAGATATCCCAGATTCCAGAAGGCCAAGGTGTCTTGAACCATTTGCAGAAAGAAAGTTTTGGGCTTTATCAAAAGGGACAAAAAAATGATGAAGCTGCTAAAGATAAAGTCGTCGAAGAATAATTGGTATCACTTGCATTTCAACGACGGGACCCGAAGTTATCTGTGGTTCAGTTGCGATAGAAAGGCAGTGATGAATAAATTCAGAGCGTGGCGCAGAAGTCAGCTGGCTGAAAACAATCTCGAGTTTTACCGAAGAAATTCTCAAGAGGGACAACTCATTTATACAGGAGAATGAAATGGCAGGACCCAGACACGCGGCACTCGGTGACGAGTGCCCGTATTGCGAAAAGGTAATCGATCCTTTTTGCACCGGAGATAGCGGTTACTTTGAGTACGATTGTAATTACCCTGAGACCTGCTGGTTTGACGGGTACGACGACCCGAAGAATGACGATCCAAAAAAAGAGGAATAGTCATGGTGACTCAGCTGATGTGCGTGGCCCTAGCGATCTATTTTGAAGCTAGGGGAGAGCCTGACGCTGGGCAGATTGCAGTCGCTCACGTTATCCGAAACAGGATTCACGATCCACGGTTCCCAGACAATGCCTGCGACGTGGTTAAGCAGGGCTATTATTGGAACGGTAACCCGATACGAAACATGTGCCAGTTCAGCTTTTACTGCGACGGCAAACCGGAAGACCCGCACGACGAGCGTGCGTGGCGCGATGCGGTTTACATCACGCATCTGAGCGGTTTGATCCCTGACATAACAGGCGGAGCAACTCATTACCACAGCAGGAAAGTATTCCCTGAGTGGGCGTATACGGGACATGTCACGACAAGCATACACGAGCACGTGTTTTATAAAGGTGTGAAATGAAACAGAAGTTCGGAACCCATAAACCCAGATTCTCAAGCGAAAGGAAGGACATGGTGAACAGCCCGCCTCACTACGCGAATCAGGGTATCGAGTGTATTGACTATATAAAGCAGCAGCTAACGCCGGAAGAATATCGCGGGTATCTGCTCGGGAACGCGCACAAGTATCTTCATAGGCATCGCTACAAAGGCAAGCTGTTAGAGGACTTGCGTAAAATGCAGTGGTACTTTGAGCGGTACATAAAAGAGTATGAGGAAAAATAGTGTACGAATACAAAGCAACGATAATTAAAGTGGTAGACGGAGATACAGTCGATGTTGATGTTGATCTTGGTTTTGATGTTTGGTTGCGTAATCAGCGCATTCGTCTTTTCGGAATTGATTGTCCAGAATCTCGCACTAGAAATAAGAAGGAAAAAGCTCATGGACTCCTCGCAAAAGAATACGTTCAAAAGACTCTCGTCGTGGGAGGAACATATGCGCTCACAACAAAAGAAAAAGGAAAGTTTGGAAGATTTCTGGGCGAGTTCAAAACGGGAAAAGGAACTATTACGCAGCTCCTTATCAAAAGACGATTGGCGGTTCCGTACACCGGCCAAAATAAAACGGAGATAGCGGCAGCGCATGAGGCGAACCGCATAGCACTGATAGAGGAGGGCAAGCTGTAATGAAAGGAATACTGGATAACGACGAGGATTTGTTTGGCACTCTTTCTTGGGATGATGAGAGCGAAGAAGGTGTTGTGGCATTTCATCCTGACTTCGTTAAGGTGCATCCTATTCAACAATTAGATGCGCTTTTGGATTGGAAGCAAGCTATTCAATCGACCTATGAACACATACTGGAAGAATACGAGCACAAACACTAGCTATGAACGATTCTGACGCCCTTGTGGCGATTTACGCAGGTATTGCAATGCAGGCCCTACTGTCCAGCGACAAAGGCCGCTACATCAACGACACGGAGTCTCTGGCCAAGTTAGCGGTAGCAGTAGCCGTCGATCTACAAAATGAGGTAGAGTGTCAAATAGAGGGCTCGGACTAGCCTTCTAGTTTTAACTCCTTGTGTAAGTTTTTTTGCCCCGTGAATTTTACGGGGCTTTTTTATGCGCGCTATTTTTCTTTATGGATCAAAGACTTACCAGGTGGTAATTAATAGTAAAAAATAGTTGACGACAGTCTATAAATCACCGATAATCTAGTCGTTGGTTGGTTAATTAGAAAGGAGAAAGAGAGATGGCATTACGAAAGATTGTTAAAGAGAACGCATTGTTCAAAGTCTTTGAAGGCAAGGACATCGCCGAGGGCTACAAGCCGCGAGAGAAGCTGTGTGTGAACGACACGTACTACACTTTTGGTGATGTTTTCACCTATGCCTTGGAGTACGGGGAGTGCCCGCTTGAGGCGCTTGAACGGGCGAAGAAATTTGGGCACAAAATCTACTGGCTCAACCCAGACCCTGTGACTCTGGGGACAGCGGTTGCGGAAGACAAGAAGCGTGCTTTCCTTGTGAACGTGGGCGAGAAGGTCAAGTATGCGGGCAAGGTTTTCACGGTAGAGACAGCGCCCAACGATAATCTGGTGTTGGTAGAAAACTAATCACGAACCACGGCCCTCCGAGAGGAGGGCCCTTGAGAAAGGAGAAAGAAATGCGAAAACTTACTGAAGCGGCCCAAGCGGCCAAGTTAATGAGAGCGGAACTGAAGAAGGCTTTTCCAAGCGTCAAGTTCTCTGTGCGTTCAAACAACTTCGCTGGCGGTGACTCTGTGCACGTTAACTGGACCAATGGTCCGACACGGGATGCGGTCACGGAGATCACTGACAAGTACCAGTACGGGCATTTCGACGGCATGATCGATCTGTACGAGTACAGCAACAACATCGAGGGCCTGCCACAGGTGAAGTATGTTCTCGAACAGCGCACGATCAGCGACGACGTGTACGAAGCCAAAAAGGCCGAAATCGCCAAAGAGTTCGGTATCGAAGACGCGGCAGACGAGAATCAGTGGATGTTCGCGTTTAATGACTGGTCAAATCACGTGGTTTATCGAGAGCTCGGTAAGGTAGAAATATAGGTAAAAGTAGTCTAAAGTGGTTGACAGTAGGTCCTATATCGAAGATAATCTAATCGTTGGTTGGTTAATCAGAAAG